CGTCAGTAGTATCAACTGCATAAGTTAAAGTAGAGCCAGCTGCAGGAATACTATGAGAACCAGCGAGCAAAAACCCCCTGTCTGTCATTGAAACCTTTGTTCTGTCTTCTAAAAATCGGAATTGCGGGTCATCCGTAGGGACTTTAGCTACCTTTGAAAGATACACGAAGAATGGAGATTCCTCTGGAGCTAAGTCAGCGACACGGTCTGAGAAGTTGAATAACCTACGAGTATGATAACCAGAAGCGGCTGAACCCGGGTCTCCAACTTTTACAATCCCTTGATTGTAAGTTGCCATTTATGACTCCTTAGAGTTTATATTTTTGATTTATGAGAGGCTCCCATAACTCCAGACCAGACATCTTCTAACTCATTTGGTTTTTCTGGGACTGCACCTTGAACGACACCAGCCGTAGTTGCAATTCCCTTTGACCTTTGAACGGCTTCTAAATTTGGAGAAACTTTTTCTTCTCCGCCTTTATATTTTCTATATACATCTACTAACATATCCATAGGAAGTTCATCCCTAGGGTTTGTTGCAAACTGTATAAAGTCATCAGCCATTGCTGGGTCATCAAAACCATACTTATTAGTTAAATCTTGTTTTAAGTTATTGATAGCCATCTGCTGTTGTAAACCGCTGAACTGTTCTTGGACAGCTTGATTTACAAGAGTCTTTTCTTGTCCAACCCTCATTTCATATGAAGGTGAACCGGGCTTATAGTATGCCTCCCAAGGGTCAAACGAATCCTCGCCCAACTCTTGAGACTCTGGCTTACTTTCAGCCTTGTTGCCACTCAAGGTATTTCTCATTGCTTCAACAACGTCTGGTCTTTTTTCAAGAACCTGACCTAGTTGTTGGTATTTGCGTAGTTCCGTAACTTCATTATTAAGCTTTTCATAATCAGCTGTTTTTCTGTCATACATTGACTGAAATTTCTTAGCATCATCAATAGGCTCCCCAACTGCTTCTTCCGCAGGAGAACCACCTACTTTCTCTGGCTCAACAACTTGTTCTAAAACTTCACCTTCAATACCTTCAATAGTGCCAACGTCTCCGTTCATAGTATCTTCCATATTATTCCTCGATTTTCTTTTATTATTAGCATCACCTTTTACAGATGTCTATAAAAGCAGAACCGTGGAAATGTAACCACTATTTCTGTTTTCATTAGCTTACAGCTTGCGTCTCTGAATCAACAATTCTTTTTAGATTATCAACCTGAACCTTGCTTTTAAACTTGGTATCATTTTGAAGCTCATTAAGCCTGCTTTTGAACTTCTCAGTTTCTGCCCTCTTTCTAGAGTTAAGCGTTTCACGCTCTGCTGTCTGGAGGTCTCCACTAAGTTTCTTAACTTGCTCTTCTAATTGTTTTACATAAGACTGCATTTGAGCCATTTGGCCCTTTCTCTGTAAGACACCTTCTTTGTCAAAGATTTCTGATTTCTTCAGAACCTCGACATCATCTACCAAATTCATTTGATACGCTTCTAGGTACATCTGATACTCAGCTACTCTATTAGAAGGTAATGTTGAACCTGATATAATTCTCACGTCATAATGCCCAACGGTGATATCGTTTAGTATGGCATTAATTTCATTACTGCTATCGTCATACATATTAACCGTAAACTCCGTAATGTCGTTATTTGGCTGTACAATTCTAACTGTCTTTGCGTAAGTATAATGACTTTTGGATAGGTTGTATATACTTTTACCTAACCTTGTTAAACTTCCCTCGATATCCCTAAGCTTAGACTTACCACGAGTCTCGCCCATTTCAGCAAGCATAGAAGTACCACGAACTGTTTCCGGGGCTCCTTCTTTAAAACCTTGCATTAATTCTGGAATACCAAAGCTTAAATCTATATAATGTTCTATCCGACCAATTAAGTTATAAAACTCTCCAGACAATGATTGTGGGGCAGGAAAGTGCGGTGCACCGAACTCTGGGTTATAAGGTATCACAGCATTAGGTCTAGCCCAATCCTGTTCTAACTGCCCCAAATCATCTACGCTCCCTTCTGGAACCAGTAGTTTAAGACCGGCAGAAGCTTGAGCGTGCGAGAGAGTGAGAGAGAAAAGCTTGTTTAAAAGTCTTTGAGAATCCTGTACTTTGGATATGTCAGACTTTGGGTATGGAGTTCCAGTCCATATATTAGGAACTGGAATAATCGGATATATATCTGTGTTTAAAACTTGCTCATATAGTAAGACATCTCCTACTGTGCAAGTAACTTTAATTCTTGTCTGAACAACTTCTACAACTTCTATTAAGTCAGCCTTAATTAATAGCTGTGCTTGTTCATTGTTTAAAAACTCTTGGTATTTTTGAGAGTCTAATATAGCTTCAGAACCATCTTGTTTATTAAATATTCTATAAAATGGAACTTTTACTTTTGAAAATCTTTCTAATATTCTATATTTATTTACTCTATTGTATTCAGAATTATAAACATTATCTGGAGTAAATGAATTTGAGCTATTTCTTTTTCCAGAAGAAGGATAATCTTCTTCATCATAATAAGACTCTATATCCTCTAACATTGATTCAACCTGAGGATACATATTAACTATTTGGTCTTCTGTTAATATTGTAGACATTATAATGCCTGAAGCATCGTCTGCGTATCTATGTCTAGATGCTGGGTCTACGTAAACACGGAATGGGTCAAGATATGTAAACTTAACCTCACCTCTTCCGTAATCTGCTTCTGGGTCTACATACGCATAAAAGTAACCCATACCAGCAGTTGCATAATCATGTACCGCTTGCTTAAACTGAACATCGCCATCTGATATGTCCCAAATATATTCGAGTAAAGTTCTCCAGACCTTAGACATTTTACTATCTGAGTCTTCTCTACCTACAGCACTATACTTAGGAGTTCTTGACGTTAATAAAGACTTTAGTTTTTCTATAGCACCATAAACACGGTCTATTACAAAGTCTCCTTGACCGACTGCACGTAGTGCGTCAGACTCTTCTTGCGAATAATGATTACCTAAAAAGAAATCTACGGAATCCCTAGCTTCCATATCCCAGTCAGCTCTTGCATCCCTCCACATTCTCCAAAGTTGTCTATTGACTTCAGAGTGCTTTATTTCATTCTTTTCTAACTCTCGTATACTAGAAATAATTATACCTATAGTTTATCTACTAATTTATAACAAGAAGTTTAAAAATACAAGAGTTTTTTATAACTTTTGTCCAGTAACCCAAGAGATAACTCTTTTTGCACTTTGCATCCTAGGTTTTTTTATATTATTTTCAAGAAACTCTGATGCTTCAAACTTCTTACTAACAGGTGGTCTTGATTTGTTTATAGCATACCATAAACCATCAAGTATGTCATCATTCTTTCCTTTTGGAAACTGAAACATTTCATCAATTAATGTAGTGTGCTTTCTTTTTATAAACATTTTTCCCCTATTTACTATTGGGGCTAGCAATGATTCCAACCTATCTTCTTTTTTTATTCCAGATGGAGGTCTTACTCCTAATGCTATTCCGGGAGCAACCTTTCTATCTTGACCAGTCATCTTATTAACTGCGTCTTTTACTATACCTTGAGCTCCAACATGCTCAACATTAACACGCTTTACAGGAGAATACTCTCTAGCATATTCAAATATTTGGTCTGGCATATCATATAATGGTATATGTTCACGCATATAGTCAATAACATATATATTCCTATCGCTATCAATTCCTATTATCATTATTATTTGAAAGTCACTTGATTGAGTAGCTTCGTAGGCTAAATCAACTCCTATGTACACATTTATAGGAATAGCATCTTTAGAGTTTACTATATAACAATATCCATCACGACTCTCGAACTCGTGGTCATAATACTCTAGTCTATCTGTTTTAAACTTAGCATTTTGTAAATCTCTTGCCTCATTTAAATATTCTTGTGCAAATTTATGAGATAAGCCAACATCCTCAAATCTACTTCTTATATCATCTAGTTTTTCTCTAGAAAAATAACTAGGCCAAAGTACATCACCATTGTCGTTAATAGCTTTGTGGTACATTACATCCCATGCATACTTACGATTATCTCTAGAAGCCTCCGTGTATCCATCGTAAATACTTTGCAAAAATGAATCATAGTGAACTATGGTGCCGATTAACCATATAGAGCCCTCGTTACCAGCAGAGTTTTCCAATGCTGGCTCAACAGTTGACATAACCCATTCTTTAATTTCTCTTCTTCTGTCTGGAGTTTTAGTGTTTAACTCAGACTCAAAGTCATCAAGTATAATCTTAGTATATCTAAGTCCTAATTGAGACCTACCACGTAATCTTTGAGATGTTCCCTTTGCTATAACCCTATCGCCTTTACTAGTGGTAAATTCTTTCTCCGTCCACTTAGTTCCTCTTATATCTCCAAAGTAATAGTTAAGAGCCGGATTAACCTCTATATGGTTTTGCATATACTTTATATGGTCAATAGCCTGAGATTGTTCTTCTGCTACCCATGCTATAAACTCTTTCTTACCCTCTGGATTAAAATAAAGATGATATAGTAAAGCGGTCTTAGCCATAGTAGACTTACTATGACCACGAGGAAGTATAATACAGTTTCTTTTTTTATTAGGGTCTAGTAATAAACTATTTAACTCATAGTGGTATGAGGCTGGTGCAGACTTCATAAAGTCTTCTGGTAAGAAAAGTTGACCAAATGCAACTATATCTCTTTTAGCTAATTCTAAAACACGTTCTTTTTCAGATACGTTATTTTTGTTTATGTTTACTTTCTTAGCTTTTGACATTCTTCGGATAACCAATCCTTTTTTGGAACCATTTCAAACACCTTGTTGTATTGTAATAGTGCAGGCCCTATGGTATACATCCAAGCTTCAATGTCTTCTTCATCGTTATGAGCGTTTACTATACGTCTTTCATACAATCCAGTACTTATACTTTCATATATATCATATCCCATTATGTCGCCTCTATCAACGTCCATAACCTCTACAACCATATCTTTAGCGTCTTCGTTAATTAATGCAGCTGGGTAACTCCTGTGACCGGGAAACACTAAGCTATACCCATCTACCTTCCAAGTATCACGCTTACCATTTCTAAGAGTTCCGTATACTGCTAGTTTATTCGTCCTCATCAAAGTCTTTTCTATATTCCCAATAATCTTTTAAATCACCCATATATCCTGTGTCAAAATATGGAGAGTAAACTTGATACTCATAAAATAAATCATATATCTCATTAGCAATAGTTTCCCTACACATTTCGTCATCTAGGCTCATCTCAATTTCATCAGCATGTTCCAAGACCTCTAAGCATACTTCAAATAAGTTCACTTTTCTATTTCCTTTTTAGCACTTGCTATTTTCTTGACATTGTTACCACCTATAGCATCAAGCTGTTCTGGGGAAAATCCCTGAAATAACGTTACAGACTCTGACTTCTTTTCTGTATCACGCATTCCAGCTATTGCAACAAGCTCCTTTAACACAGAAACCTTGTCACTATCCCTAGCCAAATCAGACTCAATGATATCTTTCATTCTTTCTAGTATGTAAAGAGGCGTTATGTCTGCCTCATTCATTACCTTTTCTATTTCTTCACGTATCAAACTTTGTACCCTTTTTGTGCTCATTAATAAATTAGCTTCACTTTTTGCATAATCCATGCTTTTAGCTGGATATACCTTCATAAAAGCGTCTACTGTATCATCACCTTTCGCTACATACTTTGCAAACAAAAACTCTTTATTAGTGTGCTTTTTTCTTTCTTTTACTATTTGGTATGATGTTTTATCTGTTGCCCCAAATGTGTAAATGTTTTTACGCATATCGCCTTCCATCGTATTGCCTTTTTTACATACGAATGAGCCAATAATTGTTCTAATGTAGTATTTGTAAATATTTTCACTATTACTTCCATTCTTTAGTCCACCTCTTTTTAAAATCATGCATACTTGACCATCATCACATAACACCCAATCATCTTCATTCCCATTTCTCCAATCCGTTACTAAAGGAGTATTAGGCATGTAGTGGTTAAATTCTTTTTCATTTTCAAAGAGTACGTGCTCTTTCTTTTTTATTGTTCTGGTTTTCACTTAACCCTTAAAACTTTTCCATCAACTGTGCTTACTCCATCAACAATCTGATGTAT